AACAACAAGATGAGTGTATTGTGGAGCTAGCAAAGTTTTATTCTAAAAGATTCATTTCAAGACGAACAAAAGAATTGTTTGAGTTCACCATGAACGATTTAATAACAAGATTGGACTTAGAACATAAACACGGAGTTGATACAGAAAACTATGAGAGAGCAGAAATCTTTTATAGATTGACTCAAATATTCATGGAAATTCAATACGAGGAAGATTAACAATGTGTAACTGCAAAAGACAAAAACAAGTAATCAACAATTTATCCATACCAAGTTATGTCCAACTTGGAATTGATGCTTGGAATAAGGTTAAGGATAAAAGGTTTGAAGACATACAAGACGAAGATTGGGTTGAACTATATTCAGTATATTGGAAAATATATCCAAACTCAAAAGGACAACCATCAAAACAGGAGCTTCTTGAAATAATTGAGAAGGTTCAATCATACAAAAAACAAGTATATGTTAAACGAAAATAACGAATTACCAAAGAGACCTGTTGGAAGACCAAGGGTTGAAACTTACATTGACCCTGAGTGGTATCAAATCATTATTGAATCAGGTAGAGCAGGAAAACATATAACAGATTTCCTAATCAAGCTTGGTATAAGTTATGATACACACTATGAACTTATAAAAAGAAATATTGTATATGCAGACGCAATCAAAGAATACAACAAACTCTGTGAGCAGTGGTGGTACGAAAGAGCCCACGAAGCAGTTGAATCAGGTAACTCAAACAAATTCAACCAGAGATTGTGGTTGCAAATCGTCAAAAACAAGTTCAGAGACAATTGGAAAGACGAAAAGCAAATAGATGTAACAACTCAAGGAGATAAACTGAATGATAACAAATCAATTCAGATTGAAATAATCCAACCTGATGGCAAAGAGTAAAGCATCCCAAGAATCCCGTAAGGTAACATTTGGGAAAAGAAAAGGTGGTAAAGCAGTTAAATCACCAAACAAACACCATAAGAATTCAAGTTATAAAAAAAGACAAGGAGCAAGATGAATATAGACCTAAGATTAGGGGATTGTTTGGAAGTCCTCAAGACAATACCAGACAACTCAATAGATGCAGTAATAACAGACCCACCTTATGGTATCGGGTTTATGGGGAAAGCATGGGATACATTTGTTCCTGATAATGTTTCTAAAGCTGTAGAAACAAATACAGATTCATTCAAAAAGAATATTGAATCAAAACAAGATAATCCAAATCTAAAAGGTCGTAAGAACTCACCAATAGGTTCTAACTCAACAGTTGCTGGAACTTATGACTTAAGTGATAAAGGTAAGAATGATTATCAACAATGGTGTTATGAGTGGGGTAAAGAATGTTTTAGAGTATTAAAACCAGGAGGACATCTATTAGCCAGTAATTCCCCAAGAATGTATCATAGAATGGCTATAGGTTTGGAAGATGCAGGGTTTGAGATTAGAGACCAAATTATGTGGGTATATGGTTCAGGGTTTCCCAAATCACATAACATCGGTAAAGCAATAGACAAGATTGAAGGTAATGAGAGAGAGGTAGTTGGAGAAAAAAAGAATAAGATAAATCTAAATGCCACAAAAGAAGGGGATAAGTCCTTCTATGAAAACGCTTGGCAGAATAAAGATTATATTGATTTACCAATAACCAAAGGTAATAATGATTGGGAAGGTTGGGGAACAGCACTGAAACCAGCACACGAACCAATCGTTATGGCAAGGAAACCTTTAAGTGAGAAATCAATTGCGGAGAATGTATTGAAACACGGAACAGGTGGAATAAATATTGATGGTTCAAGGATTGGAATGAAGCAAGGAGATAAGATGGATAAAAGAAGATATAATGAATATCACGATACATTTAGTTCATACGAGGAAGGGGAAAGTCCAAAGGGTAAAGAATATATTGTAAATGAACCACACGAAGGAGGTAGATTTCCAGCAAACATAATCTTTGATGAAGAGGCGGGACAACTATTGGACGAACAGAGTGGAATTACACAATACAATAAAGAAAGAAAACCAGGAAACTATAAGGGTGGTCATAGGAAAGAATATGTTGGAACAGAGAATAACAAAATAGAAAAAAAGATAGAAGGTCAATTCTTCAATGATAAAGGTGGAGCAAGTCGTTTCTTTTATTGTCCCAAATCGTCAAAGAAAGATAGAAACGAGGGATTGGACGAGTTTGAGGATAAACATGCCCCGAGAAGAGACGATGGTCAACCTTACGGTATGAACACAAATAAGTTCAGACCAGATGGTTCAGAAAGAAAACCTGTTCAACCAAAGAAAAACAATCACCCAACAGTTAAACCAACAGACCTAATGAGATACCTGATAAATCTTATTACTCCCCCAAATGGTGTAGTTTTAGACCCGTTTATGGGAAGTGGAAGTACAGGTAAGGCAGCTGTGAGATGTGGTCTGAATTTCATCGGTATTGAAAAAGAACAGGAGTATATGGATATTGCTAAAGCAAGAATAGAACACGAGAAGAACAAACCAGTTCAAACAAAATTATTATGAGTAGAAGAAAACATTTTGAACTAATCCAATACCCTGAGTTTCAAGTACACGGAGGAATGATTGATGTGAACAAACCAAAGACAATTTATCTTCAATTAAGAACACACTTATTTGCGGACAACAACCAAGGTCCACAAGAGTTGAAACATCTATATTGGGGTATCAAACAATCAATCAATAGAGCCTTAGATAATAGTATTTGTGATAAAAGATTCATATCTGAACTAGATTTTTCCGAGACCTTCAAAGATAAACCTTACAGTTATGTGATAATGGATTTTACATTCTACCTTCTTGACCAATATGATGATACTACCTACGAGTATTTTTTAAACCAAGTAGTCAAAACCATCCACCGAGAAAACATTATATCCACTCCATTTAAGATGTATAAAGATAAAAAACAATCCAAACTTGAAAATCAAAACATCGGTAGTCTTCGCTCATTTGATTAAAGCTGAAGAGCAAGGTAAGAAACTTGTTTGTCTACAGGGGGGGTCAAGGTCGGGAAAAACGATGAACACCTTAATCTGGTGGATTCAAAAGTTATTGAGAGAAAAGAAAACTCTATCAATAGTTAGAAAAACATTACCATCACTTAAGAATTCAATCTTAAAAGATTTGATTTATGTCCTTGAGATGTATGAGATTTATGACCCTTCAAAGTGGCACAAACAAGATGGTTATTATGAACTACCAAATGGTTCAATTATCAACTGGTTTAGTTGTGATGAACCACAGAAACTGAGGGGTTCAAAAAGGGATTACCTTTATTGTAACGAAGCTAACGAACTTGACCTTGAAGATTGGAGACAACTCATTATGAGAACAGAGGGGATGGTTACACTAGACTTTAACCCATCAGAGATTAACTCTTGGGTTTACGAACTTGAACAAAGAGATGACTGTTACTACTTCAAAACAACATGGAGGGAAAATCCATTTCTACCCCAAACATTGATTGATGAGATTGAGCGTTTAAAAAACACTGACGAAAATTATTATAGGATTTATTCCTTAGGAGAAAAAGGAATCCCCACCACATTAGTGTTCAATAAATGGTATACTACAGATACAATACCCAAAGATGCTAAACTCCTTGGAAGGGGTATGGACTTTGGATTCAATGATGCAACAACTTTAATTGAGGTATATCAAAGAGGTGATGAGTTATATCTTAACGAACTTATGTATGTTAAGAATTTGACGATGGGTGATATCATCTATAAAATGGGGGAATTTTCAATTGAAAAGACAGACCCAATATGGTGTGACTCTGCTTTACCACAAAATATTGAGGAATTAAGAAGACAAAGGTGGAATGCCCGACCTGTAGAGAAAAAATCAATACTCAGTGGAATTGATAAAATAAAGCGACACCAAGTATTCATTACAGAAAAGTCAGTTAATATCCTTAGGGAGTTTGGTTCATATAAGTGGAAGACAGATAAAGATGGTAGAGTATTGGATGCGGCTGTTGATTCTGAAAATCATACCATTGATTCCGTGAGATATGTATTAGAGTCAACATTAAATAAACATCAAGGAAGATATAGAGTATTATGATTACAATAACATTAGGAAAAAAAGAGTATGATGTTCCAACAGAAATGTCTGTGGAACAATACCAAAAGATTCAGACACAGAGATTATTCTTAGATAACTCTGACCCATCAAAACTACTTGCAGCCTATTTGGATATAGATGTTAAGGAAATTAAAAATGCAAACAAAGAACAAGTTAAATTCCTTGAAGCATTTGTATTTGAAAGACTCACAAAGAATGTATCCAAAGATGTTATCTTTACCTTTGACTATGAGGGGGTAACTTATGGATTTGAAAACGATTGGAAGAAACTGGCTTGGGGTGCATGGCAAGACCTTGAATTCCTAAGTTCAGAAAATGTAACAGACAACATACACAAGATACTAGCTGTTCTTTATAGACCAGTAACCAAGAGCAATGGAACGAAGTATAAGACAGAAGCTTACGATGCTAACACCATTGACGAGAGAGCTGAGTTGTTCAAGAAGATTCCAATCAAGATTTGGTTTGGAGCAGCGCAACTTTTTTTTTTCATCAGCAAAACATACATAGACAATATAAAGAATACTATGGAGTCTCAGATGAAAATGTACCGACTGATGGAGAAGGGGAAAAAGATACTCCCAAAATGGCTCCAAAAGAAGCTACCGCTAGATTCTATTTTGCAGCGACAATTGAACTTACAAACAACGACATTACAAAAATAAAGGAGATAGATAAACTACCCATTTATTTATGTCTGAATATGTTAGCAAGAAACAAAGACATTAGAGAGGCTGAGAGAAGAGAGATAGAAAAGATTAAAAAACAAACCCCCAAATTAAGATGACGCATATAAGTTATCATTTCAATATTTAAGATTATGGAGCTTTATTTAACATACCACAAAGTTTTAGATAAATTACAATCATTCCAAGAAAACTATTGTTGTCTTGAATCATTTGGTTATGGCAACCTTGTTGACTTTGGAAAGAATGTTTCAGGTCAGACAGTAACTTACCCCTATCTATTCGTTGTTCCTTTGTCTGTTTCTTACGACCAAAATACAACAACATATCAATTATCTGTTCTCTTTGCTGATAGACTAAATGAAAATCTTGATAACGAAAAGGATGCTGTTTCTGATATGTCCTTAGCTGCAAGACAATTGCTATCTGAGATATGGAGGGGTAATCTACAAGACTTTTTTGATGCACCACTACCCGTTAATGGACAACCATTTATGGAGAGGTTTAATGACTATGTTGCTGGTATCGCAATTGACCTTAACCTTACAGTTATGGAAGATATCAACGCTTGTGAGCAGTGGTTTGTTACACCTAGCCCAACCCCTACTTTTCCACCTACGCCTTCAATCACCCCAACCAATAGTGCGACACCTCAGGTTACTCCAACAAACACAGCTACCCCAACAAGAACACCTCAGCCGACTCCTACGAATACTTCAACTCCAAGTGTTACTGCAACTCCAACGGCAAGTCTTCCAATGCCATATAACGCATTTAATGTTGCTTCAGGTACAACAGCACTTGACGCATGTAATAGACTAGCAACAGGAACAACATTTGTGGTTTATGCTAACATCGGGGGTGGACCTTCACAATGTTCACCTTGTCTTCCATTCAACTGTTTCCCTTGTGTAAGTAGTAATGATGATACTTGGTGGTTAGATGCAGCATTTACAATACCATTACCTGATATGTGGATTGCGAACTACATCGCACCACCATCAGGAAATCCACAAAGACAACAGATTGTGAATCAACAAATCGTTGGAGG